AAAGGTTATCCAAAGTTTATGGAAATGATGGAAGAATATTATAAAAGAAGGCAAGATTTTGTAGTATGGGTTACTCAGTTAGATGGAGAAGTTCCGCATAAATGGATTAAAATAATTAAACCTTTAAGTAAAGAAACTTATTATCAAGAATTACAAAAATGTAAGGTTGGTATTCAAATGAAGCAGACACATTATGGTTGGAGTATTGCTGCAACCGATTGTATGATGAATGGAACACCGGTTATTTTTCAAGAATCACCAAATTATTATGAGTTACATCCCCATGCACCTTTCTTCAAAAATAAAAATGAATTCTTCCATTTGCTTGATAAAATGTTAGATGATAATTCATTTAGACGTGCAGAAGAATCAAAAGCACTTATTCGTTCTAAAGAATTATTTGCTGAAGAAGATATTATGATTAAAGAATTACACCAAAGATTGGGTGGATAATTTAACTTTTATGTTTATCTATCTTTTCTAATATTTGTTGTAGTAATCCAGCCTTTATATACCCTGCTCTTGAGGCATTTTTAAGGGCGCTAATCAACTGAAATATAACGAATGGTAATATAATAGTTTCGCTTAAAAAGAACACTTTAAAAGCCCTCTCTGTGATTAATACGGTGGCAAGTATAACACACCAAACTGCTGTATTTCTTATTACATTGAGGGCTTTATTTGTTTTAAATCCTTCCCTCTTACTACCGGCAATTATACCAAATACTCCATCTAAAAACATTACTGCAATAATAGATAAGAATTGCTCAGCATTATCCATAACTAATATTTGTAAGTAAGAGCATATAAATGCTATTAGTCCTGCAATTCCAGTTGCTGTTATTTCAGTTTTCATATGTTATTCTTCTTCGGTTGTCAGTAATTGATATATAACATCATTTATGATATTTTCATCTGTTGTTTCTAATTTATCTATTAGTATGCTATATAATTCATGATAGTTTGATTCACCCTTCACATACATTATATCATTTGCTTCTACAAATAGTTTAAGCATTCCAACTAATTGTCCAATTTGATTATCTAACTCATCCATAATATTCTTTCATTTAATATAAAGCGTTCCAAGTTGTTCCATCCCAAAAGAAGGGCTTAGGAGGTATAGAAGAAGATACCATAAAAGAACCTGTAGGGATATTTGTTGTAGGTAAAGGATGATGTGGTGTAATAGCAAGTATAGGAGCTAAACCTAAGGAAGAAGAAATATGAATTGAAGCAGAAGGCGTTGTAATACCAACCCCAATACTTCCAGTAATATTAACTACGCTACGTTGTACCCCACCAAATTCCCAAGTTTGTAATAGTTTACTTCCTGTTCCTGCTGTTGTAGCGTGGGTAGCATTTACTCTTAATACAGTATAACCACTCCCACCAGTAGAACTTTGGTTAGCATTAAAGGTTACAGACATCGGGTTTTGTATAGCGGTTGCTGATGTGCCACCCATTGTGACATTAAACAGCTCACTATTGCCTGTACTATCTCTATTAACTGAGGATACGCTACCAAATCTCCATTCACTACCATTAGCTGCAAATCTTACTGAGCCACCAAATGCTGTTCCTGTTCCTTGAACATCTAAATCAAATCCTGATGTTGGTGCCACTCCAGTTCCAGCAAAAAATACTGCGCTACCGCTTCTAATATTTAATATGTTTTGTGAGCCGCTTGTTACTCTAAGAAAATCATTACCATCTGAACCTGATACATGAAGGCGAGCTAAAGGGTTTGTTGTTCCTAATCCTAAACTACCACTACCAGTCAATCTTAATTTTTCGGTTAAACTATTAGAAGCACCAGCAGCAATAGGACCGAAAGTAGAAATAGTTATAGGATATCCTTGCCCACTAACCAATCCTAAATCAGTTATTCTACTATTACCACTCCCCCAATCAATATATCGTGTACCATCTAATGCTATATTACCACCTGCTACATGTAATAATTCTCTTGGTGTTGTAGTTCCAACACCTACTCTACCACTACCACTTATAGACATTATAGTACTACTACCAGTAATAAAATCTAATCTTGTTTGTCCAGTAGCACCTGTATTTTGTAGGGCGATTGTACCATTATCACTTGAGTTATTTAATCTTACTTGCTTTCCAGTTAAAAATACAGTTGCACCCGTTCCATTGGGACTTATATTTAAATTTGCATTAGTACTTGTAGTTAATCCGGCAACACCATTTTGTTGAGATATAATTAGAGAATTACCATTTCCAGCGTATCTAAATTCTGCTATATTTTGGGTGAATGGAGAAACACCTGCTCCTTGAACAAATAATGCTGCCTCATCTGATGTTATTCTTGTTTGCCTATCATCCAACACCACCAAACTTGCGCTTGCATTGCTGTTTTCTACTCTAAGTGCTGTTGTTGCGGATGTTGCTCCACTACCTCTAATTTCTAATCTCGCGGAAGGGTTTATTTTGTTTATACCAACATTACCATTACCTAAAAAGGTCATTTCTTTTACACTATCTGTCTCATTATTAATAGTCAATCCACCATCTAAATGTCGTATTGAATAAGTATCTTGCCCTGCTCTATTTAATAGATAACCATAACCAGAGGCACCACTACCACTAACTTGTATAAAACCATCTCTAACATCTAAACGTTGGGTTGGGGATGTTGTTCCAATACCTACATTACTTGTTGGGGTTATTTTAACATTATTTGTAAATGTAGAGCCATTCCAACTTCTTAATAGCATACCACCATCGGTACTATCACGATGTATGTTGGGGAATGTGGCCCCATTAGCATTTATACTAACACCAGTACTCCCATTAACAACTAAATTATGGACAGGTGTTGCAGTTCCAATACCTACATTACCACTGCTACTAATATGAACTCTTACTGAACCACTTGTTTCTAATTGTAAATCTTGAGTATCGTTAGTGCCTAAAAGTGCCGTAGCCCCAAATGAGTTGCCACCTTGTAAAAAAGCCCCACTTAGGAAAGATGCGGTTTGAGCATTAACCGCATTTGAAGCACTTTGGGCCCAACTTGCGGTTACTGATATATTGGATATACTTGTCCCATCACCCTTTGCCAAAGCATTGGATGCGGTTATTTGTACCAGGTCTTGGTAACTATTTTTTATGAATTGTGGTCCTAAGTTCGCCATATATCAATTAACACTCTCTGCAGCCAGGGTAAAATATATCACTTCCGTATGGCATATATGGGTAGCGTGAGTCTGCCATTCTCATACCAGCTCTTTGAGCCTGTCTTTGCCATTGATTAAACCTTGATGTAACGAATGGAGAGCGATAACCTGTCTGATAATCCGGGTAGGCCTTCCAAAACTCACCATTATTATTTAACTCTGGAAAGTCATTTTGGTTTTGTATTAAGTATTGTGTAAGTTTATTTCCGTAAAATTGCGACTTATTGTCAGCCAACTGCCTCTTTTTCTCAAATAGTCGTTGGTCCACATTGATGCTATTTTCACCACCTGTTGGGGTTAGCAAACCATTGTTGCGTGGTCTTAAATAGATGTATTCCAGCGACTCCCAGTATGATGCCCATATAAGGTAGGGGACAATAAAAGAGTTTACAAGCGTTAAATATACGCCAGCTAAGGTATTGTTATCAATGTCATTTATTACTCTCTGATATAATGCAGTGCTTATCAAGCGTTGTAAATACACATCTTGCGCAGTTGATATAGCTGTTGTTAGTAGTTTTGCATCTACATTGTTATTCAGGTCTGTAAATGACCGCAATTTGGTTTCTGATATAATAAGTGTTTCAGTCGGTGGGTAGCTCATACTTTTTCCGTTTATATAATTTTTTAGATGGTGTTATTTTCTCTGTCATTTTAATGCCGATATGTCGGTTCGCTTCACCAGCACTCCAACCACCATTAAAGTTTAATTTCTTCTTCATTCGTTACCCCCAAAAAAGCATCAATTTGCTCTTTCGACAATCCGAACCCAGCAGCTAGCATTGTTTTAGCTTGTTCAAGTGTAATCTTATCTTGCCCATAATGCCTCACTATCCTCATCAGGTTTTGATATTGACGTCCGCTAAGGGTTCGCATTACCTCATTGGATGAAAGCTCAACAGCGTCGCTCGTTTGCTCTATTTCGGACTCTAATTGAGCATCTTCACCAACCTCTGCTTCAATACCTGTTACCACATCTTGCTCTACTGAACCATCGTTGAAAAGATTGAGTTGCTGAACACCCACTTGGAATTGACCAGCTGTTGGGTATTGGTAGTGTAGCATATCCTCAACACATTGTACAAGCGTTTGTTGCATTGGTCTTAGCACCGTATTGGTAAATAGCAGGTATGCGTCTATTACTTCTGCCCGACCACCTAATTGCCCTTCGGTTTTAATACCCAATATCATGGGGGATGTTATACGATGCGCTGTTAATATCTTTTGCTGAACCATATCGTTTAACTGCATATAGTATTCATCAGTTCCATTTGATTGTATTGGCTCTATTTTGGGTGCATTTTCAGGTGAGTCCACATCCATATAAATTAAACTACCTGCGTTATTTGTCCCAGCATATTGGTTTCTTAGCATTGACTCGATTTCCATGCGCTGGTCTGGGTCAGCATTTAAGAAGGTTGTTATGGCCAATGATGGCGTTAAACCATTCCTTAAATTGTTAGCATGAAAATTATCCGTTTCAATGTCTACCTCAATCACCCTCAGAGCACCTGCATAGTCTGGGAGTGGGTAGTATTTTTGACCAGGCTTATATGGGTTGTAAACATATAATTGCTTGGGTTCTTCAAATGCCCTTTTGGGGTTAAAAGTTGGGAGGAAGGGCAGCTCTTCAAAGGTGCCGGCGCTTTGATACTTGTTATAAATCCCTCCTCCAATGCCGTATTTGTATTTTTCAGCCCATTCATCGCTGATATAATAACCTGGTATTTTGCCACTTGCGGTCTTTTCTTTTGCTCTTATCCATGAGTAGTCTACATGATATACTTCACTTACTCTACTTCTGTCTTTTGACCATATCACCTCAAGCGCATATCCACCATATAATTTGTAATCTAATGCTATTTTCTTATATATGTCATTCCATGTTTCTTCTAAATTAGCATGGTCTAACATATGGGTATGCCCTTCATCACATACCAAGCCTTCGCCTATCACACCTTCAACTACCGCATTAACACAGGTATTATGTATGCTGGAGTTGTTGTATAGGTATATTAAAAACTCAGGAAAATCATTATACATCCCATATTTGTAAAACTCACCTGCATTTTGCTCTACCGGGAATATCCTATCATCAGCGTTTTGGCTGTAATTTATCTTACTAAACTTGTAATTTTGTTTTGCTTTTTCCATCTTATATAAATATCTTTAATTGTTTTTTGTTGTATAATATCCACGCTCATTTGGGGATATATAGCGCGTAAATGAACCACTTTCATTGGCAGAATAATAGTATGTAAATGAGCCGCTTTCGTTGCCTGATGCATATCTTGTAAAATTACCACCCTCATTTGCACTTACATAGCGCGTAAATGAACCTGTTTGATTGGCATCTACATAAGTAATAAATTGCGGGTCATTACTACCACTTACGAATATTCTTAGTGTATCAATAGGTGTATTTACAAATCCAGCCGAGTCCCAATTATAGTTTGCATCGTTCCAAGCTATACCACTACCATCCCATGTCAATAAATCAGCATCTGCATAATATGTATCAACTAAATACCACCCACTTGCAGCAGGTATATATGAGGCTGATATTTGCGTTATTAAATAAGGGGTATTTTGCGTTGATATTACCTCCCCAATTAGTTCAATAGCGTTTTGGTTATACTCTGATGACCCGCTAAAATAAATAGCTGTTGGCAAGACCGTTGGTGGCGCATCTGGCAACCAAGCTATTGTATTTATTTGCTGTGACTTATTTAAGAGCATATATTATATTCATTTTATCTGAACGATATTTCATACATTATGGGCTATAATTTGGGTTATTGAATGATATATCATACAGTTATATATTGCAAAAAAAAGGGGAGAGCTCACCACCCTCCCCCGATATAAACAATGAAAATAAAAAGTTTACGCTGGTCCGAATGCTGACCCGGTTTGTATGGTCAAGCCATTCAGCAATGCTGGTAACCCAGCATATGTGGATGCGGACAGGAACAACGCTGGTTCAGGTTCACGCGACACAAAGGTTAATGCGTATCCGTTTCTATCAGTAAAGCCGGTGCCTGATGCTCCAGCTGACGTAGTTAAGGTTACTCCATTATCTCTGCCCACATAAATGAACTTCGAGGTTGCATCTGTGTTGTTAGTCTCAACAATCATTTTGATATTTGGGTTGCCTGAGAGTAAACGAATTTGGTTACGAGTGGAAACTTGCATTTTGAAGAATACTGCGTTAGTAGTAGTTTCATATACAATAGTTCCATTTTCCGGTGTTACCGTCATCGTTTCAGCAAAATCGCTGGTTTCTCTGAACAATTCAAACTTAAAAAACGACCCGCTACCCGACAATTGGGTTATCAAGCCTTCGGTCGGTGCAACTACTGCTGTAACTGAACCGCTAAGGATAAAGATATTTTTGATTGACCCGATATTATCGCGGCAACCTAATGTATATCCTGATGTAATCTGACAAGGTGCTGGCATGTGTTTTTCCTATTTAATTGTTAAGCTAAGTCGTTACTTACCCAGAACTCTGGATATGCTATGTTTACACCCATTTTAGTTGCTATCCTATGTCGCAAGGTATCCGTATTGATATCATACCACAATTGGAACTCACTAAAGTCTGAAAGTAAATCTGTTCCTACAACAATTTGTTTTGAAGGACCGAATACAACCCTATTTGAACCTTGCAATCCAGTTGTTCCTACTACCTTAACATTTGGTGAGAATGGGTATGCCATTTCATACAAGTTAGGACGGTTGGTTACTGCACCTGGATCGAAGTAGAAGTTGTTAGCGCTTCTTAATGCTGTGATATAGCTACGGAAGTTTGATACACTCATAAAGAATGTCAAATCTTCACGATTTGCTATATCAGCCGAAGAAGAGGCAATCATCGCATCCATCGTATTCAAAATGTTAGCTGGTGCTACTGATGTTACAGTCGAAGCAACTACCCCAGATGTTGAACCTGTGATAATTCTATTCAAACCTGATACATTACAAGTTCCACCGTAAGTAGAGGATGAACCACTAACTTGCTGCCATAAGAATAAATCGTTTGCTTTTTGGAATTGGGATACTAACAATTGCGAATACGCATCTGCTAATGCCCATGTTTCGTTGTATGAACCCTTACCGATTGATGAAATACCCAAATATTTTTTATCTAAGTCTTTCAAGCAAAGGGCATCAAATGATGTGCGAGGACATACTTCAATGTTTCTTTGTGAAAAGGTAGCTGAACCTGCAGCAGATGACACGCAAGTGGAGTTATTCATTGTAATAGAGACATCAAATAAATTGATTGGCTCTTGGAACTTAACGCCCTCTTGAACGGTCACATACTCTACGGTAGAACCACCATATACCATTTTTAATACAAGCTCACCTGCGAGCTGGTTATTAAAATCTGCTAATGCTGTTGTTACTAGTGCCATGTGTTTTTCTTTGTTTTAATTAGTTTGATTTTCTATTTTTGATTAACTCTCGCATCATTGCGTATCTTTTAACATCTACAATGTCATCTTCACGCTTTTCAAGTGAGAATGCTTTTTTAGCCGGAATGGTTTTTTCAGCGGCTGGTTCGGCGGACATCTTTTCCATTTTGGTTTTTAAGTCTGCCATTTCTTTTTTAACAAATTCCATTTCGCTTTTAATTACTTCAGCAATAGCTTCTGCAATTTGTGGAAATGTAAGTGTGTCTTTTACTTCTTCACCTTCTGCCGCAAGTCTAACTACCTCTTCGGTAAGTGGGTTTGCGTTCGGGTCTGCCGATGTTTCAGTAGTAGTATTAGTTTCTTCAATAGCTGGGGGAGTTACTTGCGTAGCTAGCTCAGCTTCTTTTTCTAATTCTACAACGACACCACCTTCGGTTTTAATTTTAATTCCACCCTCAAGGATATGATAGCCATCTGGTGCTGCTAACTCTTGTCCTTCTGCGGTTCTGACTGTAACTGCTTTACCCAGTTCCAATGCTTCACCATCAAAAATAAGAGTAAAAGCACCATTAATGTCTTTAATCTCACCAAAAGAATGTTTCTCTTGCAAGTTGAAGTAACTTTTAACGAGTTCTTTTAATTTTTGTGTTGTCATGTGTCTTTCTCTTTAAGTATAAATATCATTTACTATTGGTTGGCAGCTTGCCTCTTACGAGCTAATATACGCTCATAACACACCTTTGTAAACGCTGGGGATGTATAAGTATTACCCGGCACATTACCTTTTAATTTTGCCATGCAATCAGCAAGTTCTTCTTGTGTTACGGACTCTATTTCGGCCATAGTATTATTTTTGATTTCTTCGTATGTCCTATATTGGTCTATATTGCTTTTCATAGTTTTGCTTTCATAAAAGTTATTGTAACATATTGCCAATGCCTGGTCTTGTGATTTACCTTCGGAGGTTAGGAACTCGGCACATCGGCCTACAAATTCATCTCTTGTTTCAGTTGCGCGTGGTGTAGGTATTGGCATGTCGTATATAAATATCAATTGGTTTTATATTTCCAAATAAAGTTTCCTGCACTTTTTGTTTTATTTTTTGCTACATTAGCAATATTGGTTACATTTATATTCAATGCTTTACCAGCATCACGTAAACTATACCACTCATTTATAAAATTACCATTTAAATCATATTGAAGTATAGGTGTATTTTTTGATGAAGCTTTAATTTTTTTACGATGTTCTTCAGTTTTGAGTTTGCCCGTTTTACTAATGCTAACTTTTGCTCGAGTTTCTACGCTACGAATTGCTCCCAAAGAACCTTCTCCACCATCAGTTTTATTTATTAGTGTTCCTAACCCCAAGTCCTTACGGCCATACAACTTAATAAACTCACGCTCTTTTTCTTGTGCCTGTTCCCATGTCAGGTCATCAAGCATAATATGCACCTTATACCCATGCTTTTGAACTATGCGCTTCCAATGATTACTTCTTTGCCTACTATAAGCGCGCTTTTCATCTTGTCCTATACCCACATAAAAAGGTGTGTTAGTGTCTAATCTGATATGTCTATATAATACTGCCATATGTTTCGTTTATTATATAACGCATAATATTGCTATTTAGTTCCCCAAAAGATTAAAATTCGTTAAAAAAGTTTATACTCTACCACCATTTGACCTATCATTCATTGGAGTACCAGCTAATCCACCGGCTCTACTTTCAGATAATAACTCAAATTTGCCATTATTAAAGGTGTACTTAAATTGCCGCCAGTAGTGTTTACAATTAACGCCACCTAAATACTTAAATATGTCATATGTGCTAGAACCACCTCTACCAAAGCCAGCATTTACTGATATAGAGGACATAGCATCAATATCATCTTTGGTATAATATCTATCTAAGTTTATCATTTGCGTACAAAAATCTCGTGAGTTACTAGATATACTACCAGCATATTTGTATAAAGTTGTTGTTACACGCGGGTCTTTAGCCCAATCAGGAATTGCTTTTAAGGGGTCTGCATTTGCTGCAAATAATTCCGGTTCAGTATAACCATTTTGGAGTGCGTAATCTAATACTTTTTGTTTTATTTGTTCTTCTTTTGAAAATCCGGTTATTAATTGCTCAGTAAACCATCCTTCTACACTAAATCCTCGTATTTCACCCAGTTTTGCTTTTTCCCATATTTCTTCATTATCAATTTTATATACCCCCATCCAAGTTCCTTTTGGGTATTGTTTTCCATAATAATTTGATTTATCCCTTTCAGGCTCTTCTATTATCCAACTTTCTATCATTGAAACTCCTTCAACGGATACACCATCATGCTCTATATTAGAAGAATGTATAAATGGTGATTTCATAAACTTTTCTTGCAATTTTTTTATAGTTTCTTCGCTGAAAAAAACAAAATACTCTTCTTCATTTTCATCATCCCACCTACGAATAAGTTTATTTGGAATCATTACCGGCCCAAGCAATCTTCTTTGAGCATTTGTATAATCAGGTATTTCACCAACTTCCAATCCTAATTCTTGGGCAAATATATGCTTAAATACTAAATGCTCTATATCGTTAAATGAATAATCTTTATCTATTTCATTTGTAATTAGGGATGTTTTAAATTCTTCACCTGCTGCCCTTAATTTCTTTTCAGCCCAGGGTAATGCTTCAGGCCCTCCCCATAACATATAACTGATATATCCGCAGGCATTATAATCACCACGACCTCTTGCTAACTCGAAGCTATTTTTATGACGAATTAAAAAGCTTCTCATTCTCCTTATAGTATCTAATGTTAAATTCTCACCTCTTACTAATTGTTGTGCACGAACTTTACCAACCTGAGTAGCACATTCATTATCTATTTTGATATTTCTTTCAATACCTATTCTTGCGTTATTTCTAACTTTTTCTGGGTAATCATTATAAGTTTCAAAGTAATATTTTTGAGCATTGAAAGCATAAAAATCTTCTTCTACTGCTGGTTCTTTTACCAAAGATATTGCTTCAATTTCTACTGGCAAATTATCGTTTATTTCTAATTCTACTATTTTCATGTCTATAAATATCTTTAAAAGGTTCTACGATTATCCAGCGCTTGTTGAGCATCTAATCCACTACTTACATCATTTGCTACAACATAAGCCCGTATAGGTGTATTTGGATTTACAGGGGGAGCGGCCATAGCAGTAGAACCACCTGATGACATTGGAGTTGAACCACCTGATGATAAATTACCACCAAATTGCCCACCACCACTAAATTCACCACCGGTATTACTTACAGTCATTCCACCTACACCTGCTCCTCCTCCTCCTCCACCACCACCGTCAA